AGATGAAATAGCAGAAGTTACAAAAAAATTTATAGCACAGTCTTCAACCAAAGCAGCATACACAATGTTTTCTGTTATGAAAGATCCTACTGATCTAGGTGTAAAAGAAAAAATGTTAGCAGCTAAAGATGTTTTAGACCGTAGTGGTTTTATTAAGACAGAAAAAGTAGAAGTATCTGCAGCTAATCCATTATTTATTTTACCGCAGAAAGCTGATGAAGACGAATAAAACTTGGAAGCTACCTAAACCTGTAGAGGTAGATGGTGAATACGAGTGGCAACCAGTTGTAAGAGTTGGAACTCATGTGCCATTTGGCTATAGACAAGACCCTGACGATTGTGATATACTACTACCAATCCCAGAAGAGCTAGAATTGTTTGAAAAAGCTAAGAAGTTTATAAAACAATACAGTTATAGAGAAGTAGCAGCTTGGCTTAGTACACAGTCTGAAAGATATATCTCTCATGTAGGTTTATATAAAAGGGTAAAAATTGAGCAACAACGTAAGAACGAAGCTTCAACTCAACGTTACCTCGCCAAAAGGTACAAAGAAGCGTTACAAAAAGCAGAAAAGCTCGAAACCCAAAGACTTGGTTACAGAGAAAGAGTTAGTTCCAGCTCAACCGAAGCCTGAAGAAATAGACTTTGAAAAAGCTAGGGAAATTATCTTTGAACCTAATCCTGGCCCTCAAACTAGTTTTTTAGCGGCAACAGAACAGGAAGTTTTATACGGAGGAGCAGCAGGTGGCGGTAAGTCTTATGCGATGGTTGCAGACCCAGTGCGGTACTTGGGGAATCCAAATGCACGAATGCTACTTGTTCGTAGGAGTACAGAAGAGCTTAGAGAGCTTATATCAGTAAGCAAACAACTTTATCCCAAAGCTATTCCTGGAATAAAGTTTATGGAAAGAGATAAAACTTGGGTAGCTCCATCAGGTGCTACATTGTGGATGTCCTACCTCGACAGAGAGGATGACGTTATGAGATACCAAGGTCAAGCCTTTAACTGGATTGGCTTTGACGAACTTACACAATGGCCTTCACCTTATGCATGGAACTATATGAGATCACGTCTCCGTACAACAAGGGCTTCAGGTTTGCCACTGTATATGAGAGCGACTAGCAACCCTGGCGGTCCAGGACATCAGTGGGTAAAGAGAACGTTTATTGACCCTCAAGTGCCTGATAATTCGTTTGATGCTACTGATGAAAACGGAGAGGTGATAAAGTGGCCTAAAGGCCATAGTCGGGAGGGTGAGCCTCTGTTTAAACGTAAGTTCATCCCTGCCACCCTCTTCGACAATCCGTATTTATCAGATGATGGTTTATATGAAGCTAATCTTCTTTCGTTACCTGAACATCAACGTAGACAACTACTTGAAGGTGACTGGGATATAAACGAAGGTGCAGCTTTTCCTGAGTTTAACAGAAACATACACGTAATAGAACCTTACGAGATACCATCTAATTGGACACATTTTAGAGCTTGTGATTATGGTTATGGTTCATATACTGGCATTCTTTGGTTTACTATGGTTCCAGGATCTGAGCAATTAGTAGTATACAGAGAACTATATGTATCAAAGGTCACAGCTACTGACCTAGCTGATATGGTACTAGAAATAGAAAATGAGTCGGGGGAAAATATACGTTACGGAGTTCTTGACTCATCCCTTTGGCACAAACGTGGAGATACTGGTCCAAGTCTAGCAGAACAAATGATTTTAAAAGGTTGTCGTTGGAGACCTTCAGATAGATCAAAAGGTTCTCGTGTAGCAGGTAAAAACGAGTTACACAGACGATTGCAAGTAGATGAATTTACGGAGGAACCTAGACTTGTGTTTTTTTCTAATTGCACTAACCTTATATCTCAGCTACCCTCTATTCCGTTAGATAAAAAGAATCCAGAGGATGTAGATACACACGCAGAAGACCACTTGTATGACGCATTAAGATATGGTATAATGACTAGACCACGAAGTAACATATTTGATTTTGATCCTGCTGCACAACGTACAGGCTTTCAAGCATCAGATCCCACATTTGGATACTAAGGAAATAAAATGGCAGAAGAAGATTTTGAAGAAATGATCATGGATACAGGAAATACTTCCTCGGTAGAAGATGTTGCTGAAGAAGATTATTCAGATCCACTTACAGGTCATATTGTTCAGTTTGTAAAAGATAAGTATAGTAAGTCTGATACAGCTAGACAACTAGATGAAGAACGTTGGATTCAAGCTTATAGAAACTATCGTGGTTTATATGGACCTGACGTACAGTTTACTTCTACAGAAAAATCCAGAGTATTTGTTAAAGTAACTAAAACAAAAGTTCTTGCAGCATACGGTCAGATAGCAGAGGTTTTATTTGGCGGTAATAGATTTCCAATAAGTATTGATCCTACAGTATTACCAGATGGTGTAGAAGATACTGTTAGTTTTGAAACTAACCCTGAAGTAAAAAAAGCAGTTGATGCAGAAATGGCTGAGTTACTTCCAGGAGAAACACTACCAGAGTTTAAAGAAAGACTAGGTGCTCTATCTGGTGTATTAGAGCCTGTTATTGAAGATGTAAAACCAACTCCAGGAAAAACTCCAACTTCTGCTCAGTTGCATCCTGCTGAAGTCTCAGCAAAGAAGATGGAGAAAAAGATACATGACCAACTAGAAGAATCTCATGCAAAGAAACATCTACGTGCCGCTGCTTTTGAGTCGGCACTTTTTGGTACAGGGGTTATGAAAGGCCCATTTGCTGTAGATAAAGAATATCCAAACTGGGATGATGAAGGTAATTATTCTCCTGTATTTAAAACAATTCCACAAACTACATCTGTATCTATTTGGAATTTTTATCCAGATCCAGATGCAGCTACAATGGAAGAAGCAGAGTACGTTGTAGAACGGCATAAGATGTCACGTTCTCAAATACGTGGTTTAAAGAATCGTCCATATTTCCGTGAAAATGCTGTAGACAATGCTTTACGACTTGGTGAAAGCTACCGTAAGCAGTGGTGGGAACACATCATGGAAGATAACTCTGAAGAAGATAGAGCTGACCGTTTTGAAGTTCTAGAGTTTTGGGGTTTTGTAGACAGAGAAGTAATAAAAGATCAGGGGGTAGACATCCCTAAAGATCTAGAAGATGCAGATCAGCTAAGTGTAAATATCTGGATTTGTAATGGGCAAGTGTTACGTCTTGTAATGAACCCATTTACTCCAGCTTATATCCCTTACTTTGCAGCTCCTTATGAGATGAATCCGTACAGTATTTTTGGCGTAGGTATTGCTGAGAATATGGATGATACTCAAACACTAATGAATGGCTTTATGCGAATGGCAGTAGATAACGCAGCGTTGTCTGGTAATCTACTGATTGAGGTAGACGAGACTAATCTCGTCCCAGGGCAAGACCTCTCCGTGTATCCAGGAAAAGTGTTTAGGAGACAGGGAGGGGCACCTGGTCAAGCCATTTTTGGAACTAAGTTTCCAAATGTAAGTAACGAGAACATGCAGATGTTCGATAAAGCAAGGGTATTAGCCGATGAATCAACTGGTTTTCCATCTTTCGCACATGGTCAGACAGGCGTTAGTGGAGTTGGTCGTACTGCTTCTGGCATTTCTATGCTCATGTCTGCTGCCAACGGTAGTATACGGAATGTGGTAAAAAATATAGATGACTATTTATTAGCACCATTAGGTAAAGCCTTTTTTGGTTTTAACATGCAGTTTGACTTTGATACAGATATTAAAGGTGATTTGGAGATAAAAGCTCGTGGTACAGAAAGTCTTATGGCTAATGAAGTACGTAGCCAACGCCTCATGCAATTTATGCAAGTCGTATCAAACCCTGCGCTTGCTCCATTCGCACGTATGGACTATATTGTACGTGAAATTGCTAAGTCAATGGATCTTGACCCAGATAAAGTTGGCAACAATATGGCACAAGCTGCGGTCCAAGCTGAGATATTAAAGCAATTTAGGGAAGCTAACCCACCACCTGCACCACCTCCAGGAGTAAATGCTCCTCAGAACGCACCTGCTGGCGCACAAGTGCAGGATACCCAAGGTAGTGGGGGTGGTACTATAGGAACTGGAACAGCCCCTCAGCCAGGAGAACAGGGCTTCTCAGGCAATACTGGTCAACAACAGGTACAATGAAGCTAGTAGTGAATAATACTTTAAAACCTTTCGTAAACAATCCAGAGTTGTATAATCCATTTCTGGAAGAAATAGTTAGTAGAATAGATAAAGTTCATAAACGTCTTGAGCAGCTTAACGATATAGAAGAAGTCTATCGTGCTCAAGGTGAGATACGTATGCTTAGATCAATGCTAAGACTTAGGGATGACATTAATGGCTAATACAGCAGAACAGATGGAATCTTTAATACCATCCGCAGATAATGAATATCTGCCATCTCCAGAGCAGGATTTTACTGCATCAGATTTTGCTTCTGATACTTGGGAGCAAGCCAGAAAAAGATTTATGGATGCAGGTATAACTAATACAAATCCTGATGATCCTAAATTAGTCACAGCTTACAATAGATCAATAGATTATCTTAAAGATGTAGGTCTTAGTGGTTTATTAGCAACTCAAGCTGC